ATTATATCTGTTGTGTAGGAGATCAACGGCCCCGTTCTTGCGAACTGCACGAATGCTTGTTGATCAGCTGTTGTTGATGGGTTACAACCCTATCCTCACGGCGCGTCTCGGTCTGCCAACCGTTCGTCTTACCCGGCTTGATATCACGTGTCGGGGCCCATCGATCGAAGTGTCAGACTCTTACTCCCTAGGCTAACATGGTTTTGGGCCACTGAATGCATCCGTTTAAGCGAGGCCATCCTTTAGGGTACTCATACCCGCAATCGGTAGGTTTGCTCGCCCCCTTCAACACCCAGCTCTTATTCGCCAAAGCTAGTTCTTCATTGTCCTCAAACGTGATCGATTCCCGGCAACGCTACTTACGGACGTGAGGACCTAACATTCTAAGGGGGACGGGCGGTGATCCGTCACAGAGTTCTGCTGTTTACCCCTACAATCTCAATTCTAAGCTAATGCGGCAATCAAGGCCTGTTCTCCCTTCTTCCTGAGAGCCGGTAAGACGTGTTTTGTGAACGCCTTCTTCGCTTCTCTCTTTAAGGTCTGTTCCATCTTCTCTCGACTTCCTGTGTGTACAACTGGAGCGTTGTTATTGTGTTCGTTACGCGCTACTAGTAATTGCGGGTCGTACACTGGTTGTTGTTCAGCAATACTATTCATCGGGCTAGTGATGGAGATTGTGAACTCATAGTTGTAGACCGTTTCGTAATAGACGGGAAACGCGCTCGCTTTGGTGTTACGTACAATGACATAGATGCACTCATAGCCATCAGGTGGTCCCTGCACGGCTGATGAATGGCTGCTTTTCAGCGCCCAGTCCATAGACTCGGATCCTGTCACATTACCTACAACCGACCATTCACTACCATGCTTCATTGGATGGGACTCGAACGCATAGTACGTATTCGGGTCGATGGAAACAGTGGTAGATAAGGCAGGCTGTGACCCCTTAGCGATCAGTATTTGACCGGAAGATTCGGTCGCTGACAACGAGTTGAAGAATCGGACTCCCCAGGAAACCAATCGAAAGTGCTGTCCAAATTGGGTGAGCAATCCGTTGATTCCGCCAACGTAATTAGCGGAAGTCGTTGGTACCGTTGAGTCGACCTCTAGATCGCTCAGCAACACTGGGAAGTCGGCTTTGGCTGTGAAGATTGCACACCCATTAAATTTTACGTTTGTTGGGATGGTGCCAGTAGTCCTCACTTGCTCCGTTAAAGTTCTAGAAGATCCCATGTCCGGTATACGCGCGCCTCGCGCATGATGGCAAAATGGGTCGGTGATACCACAAAGTTGGTTTAACTTGCCTTGGGCATCAGGTGGAATTGAGTTCGAACCCGGTTGGGTTCTACCTATTTTTCCTGTAGTTTGTCGGCGCCTTGCGGGGCGACGACGGGGTTGGGCGGGTTTTGCTTGTTTATTCGGCATTTTTCCACGGCGTTCGCTCAACGAACGACTGTTCTGGCTCCCATTTGGCTGTCCACTCTGCTCCCCAATGCACCAAACCGTCGTTGTTGAAGACCCACTGGGAAAAGTAGTCCTCCAACTCCAACTGGCGCGCATGGTCCACTCCAAACGCTAGATAGAAACTGTCGCGTGCCTCTTTGGTGATGGGGGTCTCACGGCGGTGCTTTTCTTTACACCACCTGGCTCTCATCCCATCAGAGAGGTACTTAACGTCAAACTCAACATCGCGCGTATTGCGCAATAACGCTAAGGAAAACTCCTGCAAAACCGGAACGCCAGAGTTCAGACTCAGCTCGCACATGCCGATAGCCTTGATTACTCTAGCCCTATACTTCGCATCCTGCCAATGTCGGATGCCGGAGAGTGATTTGCTTATGATATCCCTATAGTCCCGGACGAAAACCCATGAACTGCCCAGGTTCACAGGACGGGATCTACAAAACACTACCTCTTCCGGAGAGCGCGCTACGCCCTCCACCTTCATCTCCATGCCGAACTCTAGGAATTCGCTCGACACTCGGTTCAAGACCTTCGGCAGATCAGTTTCTTCGACGAGCAACAGGCAGTCATCGCCGTCATCGATAGTATCAAACTTCTCGAGTGACAACTGGAAGCAGAATGCAACAAGCATGGCTAGCATAAGGACGCAATTGCCTAGAGCGGTGTTCATGTCGCCCG